TATACTGAGATTGTTGCAGAAGCATTATTCGTAGCATCAGAGCAATCAACAATGAGACCTCTAGTACGAAACTATGCTATAACAGGTGGTGGAAAGTCAGTTGAAGTTCCAATTTACTCGGCAGTTTCTGCGTCAGCAGTATCGGAAGCATCTGATTTATCTAACACAGCTATCAACCCAACTTCTGTAACTATTACAGCAAGTGAAGTTGGTATAATGACAACTCTTACAGATTTAGCAAGAAACTCAGCACCAAGAAATGTTGCTGGAGATATTGGTAGATTATTTGGAGAAGCAATCGCTAAAAAAATTGACACAGACTTAACTGCGTTATTTGATGGTTTCTCACAAGAAGTTGGAGATGGAACAGCAGTTTTAAGTTCAGCTAATGTATTTAATGCAGTAGCAATTCTTAGAAAAAATGCAGTTCCAATGTCAGACCTAGCTGGTGTATTCCATCCTTTAAATGCGTTTGATTTAAAAAGTAATTTGACAAACACATTTGTTGGTAGAGAAACAACTTTATCAAACGAAGCTTTAACAACAGGCTTTGTTGGTAATGTAGCTGGTGTTCCAATATTTGAAACTTCAAATATGGCTGACAACTCAGGAAATAATCCTGGTACTACAGGAGACTACAAAGGTGCAATATTCCATAGAGATGCGTTAGCATTGGCTATGATGCAAGACCTAAAAATCGAAACTCAAAGAGATGCTTCTCTAAGAGCAGACGAGATTGTAGCAACTGCTGTATATGGTACAGGAGAATGTAGATTCATCAATCCAATAATCGTACTTTTATCAGGGAGAGCAATCTCCCTGATAATCAAAAGGAGAATTTATGAATATTAGATTAACAAATGGTGTCAAAACTATAACAAGAGCAAAAGACCAATACGAAGCTAATATAAATCATTTTAAAAAAAGAGGTTTTGCTCCTGTAGATGAAGTAAAAAAACAAATTAAAAAAGCGACAGTAAAAGACATTTCTGATAAAGTAGTTGAACTTAAACCCAAAAAAAGAAAAACAAGGAAAAAGAAATGAACAAAATTATAATGATGAAAGCTAAGAAGTGGTCAAAGTGGGTATGGGTAAAAGCTAAGAATAACCCAATGTACTCAATACCATTAGTTTTAATTATAGCTTATTTTATTTGGAAGTAGTTTATGGCTAATTACACAGGTGCAAATGTTATAACTGCAAGTGATGTCACTAAGTATCAACCTGATGCTTTTGGTTTTGGTATTGCTTCAACAGATACAGAAACAGTAAATTTCTTTGCACAAACAACAAACGATATTTTAAGACAGCTTAGAACTGAATGGTGGTCTGTTTATAAACAAAATGTATATACAGATATTACAGTTCTTAATACTGCTGAGATGGAGAATACAAAAGTTAATTTAGATCAGTTTGAAAGGGCTGGAGTATATTTATTTTTAGGTAGATTCTTTTGTCCAGCATTAACTAAGTTTAGACCTGAAACAGAAAAAGACAGATTTGAAAGAATGGCTGAGTATTATATGTCAGAATACAATAAGGAATGGCGATCTATACTTGAAGATGGTGTTGAATATGATGCTACAGCAGATGGTACTATACAAGTAAGTGAAAGAGAGCCTTTACATGGTTACAGAAGATTAACTAGATAATGGCTTTAGACATAAAGATTAAAACTAATACAAAAGCATTATCAAAAAACGTAGGTAAATTTCAATCACGATTAACTAGAGCAATAGATAAAGGTGTTAAACAAGCTGGATTTCAATTAGTAGATATTATTAGAACTAAAACAGCTAAAGGAATAGATGCAAGAGATTTACCATTTGCTCAATATTCTGAGTCTTATAGAAAACAATTACAAAGAGAGGGTAAGCCACTTAAAGTAGATTTATTTTATTCAGGAAGAATGTTAGGAAGTTTATCTAGCAAAAAAACAGGTAGGTTTAAATCTACATTAAGTTTTACAAATGCACAAATGACACAAAGAGCATTATTTAATCAAGTTTTAAATGAGCCAAAAAGAGAATTTTTTGGCTTTAATGATAGAACAGAAAATATTATAAGTAAGCAATTTAACAGATTTATTAAAAAAGAATTAGAAAAAATGAGATTATGAGTGTACGAGAAAATATTGCATCAAACCTATTATCTACCATATCAGGTATAAGTAGCCCAACAATTAAGAAAGCTACAAGACAACCTTTTCAATTAGACGAATTATCAGACAAACAATATCCAGCAGTTATTATTCAAACATCTGAGGAGATTAGAGAAGATCAAGAATTAGGAAGTGGTGCTAAAACTAGAATGGGAACTATAGACTTTGTAGTATTAGGATTTGTAAAAGGTGCTGAATCAAATATAGATACATTAAGAAATCAACTAATTACAGCTATTGAAACAGAGTTAGAATCTGATATTACAAGAAGTAACAACGCACTTGATACAGAAGTTACAAGTGTTGAGACAGACGAGGGTACATTGTTTCCTATTGGTGGTATAAGAATGGTTGTTAGATGTACTTATGAGTTCCAAGCTGGAACACCATAAATAAGGAGAATATATGGCAAACAAAGATAAAATTATTGATAAAATAGAAAAGAAAATAGATAGCATTGAAAAATTGCATGACAAAGAATCTATTATGTGTGAAGAAGTCAAAGATTTACTTGCTGATTTAAGAGATGATGTTGAAGATGAAAAATGGGAAGATGACTCAGGAGAAGATTTTGACGAAGATAATAATGATGAAGATATTGACGAAGAAGAAGAAAACTAATAAAAGGACTTATGGCTAAAGACATTAAATTATATAAAGATGGGAATGAAATTACTATCAATGAAACTCAGGTTGATAATTTTATAAGTTTAGGTTGGAAGCAAGTTAAACAAGAAGAAAAACAAACAAGTAAAAAGGAAAATAAAAAATGGCAACACATCACGGAAAAGAAGGAGTAGTAAAAGCTGGTGGAACAGGCATTGGCGAACTAACAGGTTTTACACTTGAAACTACTGCTGATGTAGTAGAGGACACTCAATTATCAGACAGCACAAAGTCATTTGTTGCTGGAAGAACATCATTTTCAGGAACTTTAGAAATGAGTTACGATGAAACTGATTCTCCACAACAAACATTAACTGCTGGAACTTCTATCTCTTTTGTATTAGGTGCAGAGGGAGATGGTTCAGGGGATGAGATTTTTTCTGGTTCTGGAATTATTACAGGTATGAGTGTTAATGTTGGATTGGATGCAATTACTACTAGATCAGTTACTTTTCAAGGAACAGGAACATTAACAAGGGGAACTGCTTAATATTAATTTATGTCAGTTATAGATAGAGTAAAAACTCATTTTGAGACTCTGCAAACTATTACTATTGAAGTTCCTGAGTGGAAAGACGAGCATGGTAATCCATCTGTTTTTTATTCAGAACCTTTAACACTTGAACAGAAAAATATAATATTTAAAAAATCAAGTAACTTTCAAGATTTAACAGTTCTTGTTGATCTGTTAATGATGAAACTTATGATTAAAAATGATAAAGGCGATTTAGTAAAAGCTTTTGACCCATTAGATAAACTTGCTTTACAAAAAAAAGCAGATTCAAATGTTATTGCAACAATAGCAAATAAAATACTTGCAGATACATCGATAGAAGAAGCTCAAAAAAAGTAACAAGCGACCCTGACATACAATCTTTGTTGGTGGTTGCTGATAGACTAAAACTTCCAATTCAAAAGGTATTAGATATGCCTATGAGCCATTATAATCTTTGGATAGCTTACTTGAAAAAAGAGCAAGATGAGTATAAAAAACAAAAGAACTTAGCAGAAGCAAGGAAATATAAATAATGGCACAAAAATTAAATATAGACATAGTAGCACGAGATAAAACTAAACAAGCTTTAGGTAGAGTGCAAGGTGCTTTAGCAAAAGTAAAAGGTGCTGTTTTTAATTTACAAAATGCTTTCATAGGTCTTGGTGCTGGTCTTGTTATCAGAAATTTAGTAAGCACTGGTAAAGAATTAGAAAATTTAAGAGTTCGATTAAAATTTTTACTTAAAGATACAAATGAGGGTGCAAAAGCATTTGACAATATGGTCAAGTTTGCATCAAGAGTTCCTTTTTCATTAGAAGAAATACAATCAGGTTCAGGTATTTTAGCAACAGTTACAGACAATGCTAACGATCTTCAAAAAATGTTAGAAATAACTGGTAATGTTGCGGCTGTAACAGGATTAGATTTTAGAACAACAGCAGAACAAATACAAAGATCATTTAGTGCTGGTATTGGTGCGGCAGACTTATTCAGAGAAAAAGGTGTTAGAAATATGCTTGGTTTTCAAGCTGGTGCAACAGTATCTATCGAAGCAACAGTTAAAAGATTTGAAGAAGTTTTTGGAAAAGGCGGAAGATTTGGAAAAGCAACTGATGATTTAGCAGAAACATTTACTGGTACTTTATCTATGATTGGAGATAAAGTTTTTAATTTTAAAAAAGTAATATTAGAAGCTGGTCTTTTTGAAAGTCTTAAAAAAGAGTTTGGTGCTTTAGATAAATTTTTAGAGCAAAACTCAAAACAAATAGATCAAATAGCACAAGACATAGGAATAGCTTTAGGTTTTGCAGTAAAAAAAGTTGCAGATGCAGTTATTGTTATGAAAAATAATATGGATAAATTTGTTATATTAATTCAATTACTAATATCTGTTAAAGTTGTTACATTATTCACTAACCTTGCAATAGCAATAACAAATGTTGCAAAAGCTATGATGACTTTTGGATTTGCAACTCTATTTACAAAAGGTGGATTATTAGGAATTGCAAAAGCTATAGCAAAAGGTGGTGCAATATTTGTAGCATTTAAAGGTATGGAAAAACTATTTGATGATATGAAAAATAGTTTTGAAGATTTTTCTGATGGTGTTAAAAATGTTTTACCTGACGCAAGAGATTTACAAAAAACTTTAATACCAATAAAAGAAGTTTTTAAA